CGCGCCGGGCTCGCCCTTGCGAAGCGGCCCGCTGTGCTTCGCCTTCCACGACTCGATGAACGCGGTGCGCTCGGCGTCCGGCCATGTCATGTCCTTGTCCGCCGTGAACACGATCGGCGGCACCGCGTCGTTCTCGAGGAAGCTCCGATTCCACAGCGCGGCCCGATAGTCTCCCGAGTACTCGATCCACGCGGCCTGCAGCGGGCCGAGGCCGCGCCACTCGCTGTAGGGCGACTCCAAGCGGAAGAACGTGACTTCTTCGAGCGAGAGATTTCGCAGGCCGGTCGCGCCCATGAAGCGCCAGCCCGTCAGCTCGCCCGAGACGACGACCTCGGTCATAGCGCGTGGGTCCAGTAACGCCAGCACTTGCGGCCGACGTGGATTCGTCAGCGCGCCACGTCGCACGTCGCGGTGAACGAGGAACGCCTCGCCCACGAGATCGAGCCACATGGAGATCGCGCCCGAGAGTTGGTTGCCGCGGCGCAGCGGCCCGGGCTTGCGCCACAGCTCGGGCAGCCAATGGCCCTCGATCGGGTCGTCCTGGTCGTCGCCAGTGGGATAGACTTCGAGCGCGAACCGGGAACACGCCGTCATGTTCGCGGTGATCGCGCGGTGGACGACACCGTGCTGCCGGAACGGCTCGCGGATCGTCGAGACCGCGGAGGGCCACGCCACGTCCGAGCCGGTGATCCAACTCTGCACGGACGGCGAGGCCGACTTCGCGACACCGCGCGGCGGTAGCCCCATCTTGGCCGATGCGAAGCTGGTCTGGATCATCGCGAGCAAGTCTTCCGCCATCTCATGCGACCAGGCCGGTGATGACGCGGGGTCGCCCGACGTGGCTGTATAGGCCGTAACGCAGCGCATCCGGCCCGTGATCGTTGCGCTTCAGCGGCTGGTCGATGCCGCGGAGCTGCGCCTTCTGGTCCCAGCAGTACGACTGCATCTCGGCGACCAGGCCGTCGCACGCCGGTACCAGCACTCGCAGCCGATCGTTCGCGATCATGCCGGCGACGAAGCGCAGTCCGTCGTCTACCTCGTTCGCCGCGTCGAGCACGCGCACGCCCGAGCGCAGCAGCTCCAAGCGGAACGACGCGGCCGATGGGTCGGGGTAGTGCGCGACGATCTTGCGGTCGGGCCAGCGCTCAGCCAGGTCGACCCTGTACTCCGCGTCGGTCTTCTGCCGGCCACGCGCCGCGCTATCCCAGCGGTACTCGTCGAGCACCCAGTAGCGGTCGTCGGAGCCGCGAGCAATCAACAGCGCGACGAATGGGTTCGCAGTGCCGTAGTCCACGCCGACGAACGGGTCGTCGAGCACGAGGCCCTCGGGCACGACGGCGGAGCAGTGCTGCTCCGCGTCGAACGTGTCCCAGATCGCTCCCTCGGCCGCGACCCACGCGCCCTCGACGAAGCGCTTGCGCCAGAGCCCCGAGTACTCGCGGCCGATCGCGGTGACGAAATCTTCGTCGAGGTACGGATTGTCCGTGAGCTGGAAGTGCCAGTGCTTTACGTCGAGCTCGCCCGCGCGGTCGATGTAATCGCGCTTCAGCCAGTGCAGCGGCGCGTCGGGATTTGTAGTCCCGAAGAACGCAGCCCCCGGCGTCGAGAGCCGGAACATCATCTGCGCGAAGAACGACTGCGGCCACAGCGTGACCTCGTCGCCGTACGCGTCGGCCAGCGTCATGCCGCGGATCTTCTGCTCGGCCCGCTCGTCGTTCGCGCCTACGAGGTAGACGTGGCGGCCCAAGATCCAAGCCTCGCCCTGCCCCTGCACGACGCGCATGCGTTTCGGCCCGAGCATGCGTTCGAGCGGCAGCAGCACGTTGCGCCTGAGCGTCCGCTCGGTCTTCCCGACCATGAGCATGTCGCCCGCGGGGCCACGGCGAGCGCGATCGACCCAGCGGAGTTGAGACGCTACGGTCTTGCCCGAGCGGACCGCGCCGTGCCAGATGTTGATCCGCGCGGTGGACTCGTGATAGCTCTCGCGTTGCTTCGCGGAGAGCGGACGCGTGACGGCCCTACGGCCCACTGGGCTTCCCCGCGAGACCTTCGAGCCACTGGTCCACGTCGCCGTGCTCTGAGGCTCCGCCGCCGAGGGCGAGCTGGACTTTGGCGCGGGAGTGTTCGAGCCGACGTAGCGCGTCGATGTGCTTGAGTACAACCGAGACGTGGAGCTCGTGGCTGTAGCTCGTGATGTTATCGCCGGCGCCGGTAGACTCTCGGACGATCTGGCCGCCGAGGATCTTGAGCCCGAACTCCCGTAGGTACGCGGCGAGTTGAGCGCTGGCCAGCGCAATGCCGTCGTCGATGCGGCCAAGTGGGCCGCGCGCGTCGGTCGCGTCGTAGTCGGCGCGCTGCTCTGGCGTGAGGTGCTGGGTGTAGAGGCGATTCCGTGGGCGGGGGCCCGTGGACTTGCCGCCGTGGATGCGGCAGCGAGTGCGCCCGCGTATCGGAAGCTGGCCGCAAGTACCGCCGTTGCGAGTACGAGCCCCGCACTTGACCAGATCGGGCGGCGCGTCAATCTTCGCGCCTAGAGCCACATGGGGTCGCCGGGCATTCTACGGCCATGCCCCCACGGATGCCCTACTCTCGGCCCCGTGTCTAGATATCGCCCGATATCACCGCGGCGGGTCAGGTGCCGGCCCGAGCTTGCTCAGCATCGCCTGCAGGCCGAATTCTGCGCCGTACAAATTCCGCACGTGCACGACCTCGGCGTAGATTTTCGCTCGCCTTTCCTGGCTGGTCTCGGACTTGAGGCGGCCTTGGGTGCAGGCGCAGGATCGGCACAGGTCGATCGAGTCCGAGGTCGGGCGTCCGCAATACCAGCAGGGGCGGGGGGAGCGCGGCACAGGGTGGAGTTTACCACGGGGAACCGGGCTAGAACGGCAACCCTTCGTCCGGCCTGATCGGCTTCTCCGCCCGCTTCCGATCGTGCTCCGCGATCTTCCGCGTCCAATACGGGCTCGGGCCCAGTACGGCCCATCGTCCCCGCCCGAGCAGCCAATCGCGCTGGGTCGCGAGATTCACCTGCCCTTGCGCGCAGTCCGGGCAGGGGGTCGCCGTGCAGTTGCGGCGCTGGTCGGTCTGCAGTACGTAGCCTCGGTCGAGACAACCACCGCAATCCCTAAGATCCGACGTGACGATCTCCGGTGCGGAGTCGAGCAACGCGCCCATCCGTCGCTCCCAGTCTTTTCTGCCGCCGTGCGGACTACTGAGTCGCTTCATCGCTGGTTCCTCATTTTCCTTGCAAACTCGGCCTTTTCTTCAGGAGTGAGCATCCGGTTGCGGAACGGCACGGCCGTGGCCCCTGACTTCTGGTCTCCGTACCGATCGGACGGGTCGTCGTCGAATCGGCGCTTCCTGAGCCAGCGCTCGATGTGCTGGAAGGGCGGAGCGAACTCACCGCCGACCTTGGCCCTGCGCTTCGCGTCGACCTGGGCGCGGTAGCGGTCTATCAGCACTTCGGTCTCCGGTCTCGTGGCCCCGATGTCCTGCCACACGGACCACGCGGCGGTTTTGCTCCCGCGGGCTCCGAGGTCCGGCACGGTCTGCTCCCAGAACCTCTCGAAGTCCCCAGAAAAAGCGGTCGAGCGTTTGGCGCGAGACATAGCTTGTTTCGATCTCGGACTACCTACCAGAAGGGTACCGGTACCGGCATTAGGAGTTGGGGTTGCGACGGCGTTCGCAATCCGTTCGTCATCCGTTCGCATTCCGTTCGCAATCCGTTCAACGGATCGTTCAACGGAAATCGAACGGTCCGTTGGCGAGTCGTTCTCGATCCGTTCGCGTCTAGCCTGCCCAGAGGCGATGCCGGCCGCCCTGGCCGCGGCGATCCTGTCCGGGGCCGTGACGACGTAGGGTTGACGCTCGGCCCAGCCGTGGCAGGAGCGGCCCTCCTGGTCCCCATCGAGGAACCCACAGGCCACCATCTGGGCTAGTGAGCCGGGCTTGCAGCCGGCCGCCCGCTCTATCGCCTTGTCCGAGAGCTCCGAGAGGTCGCCAAGGGGCCGCTGGCGGGCCGCCCAGACCCAGAGGCGCAGTAGAGACGTAACGGCCGCATGGCCGCCCGCGAGCTGTAGGTTGACGGTCTTTGGATGTTCGAAGAACCCCAGGTCAAGCCGGAGGTCCATCGCTCAATCTTCCGGCGGTGTGACGCCCAAGGCCCTCAGTTCAGCCATCACCCTATCCTGCTGCTCATAGAGCAGGTCCCGGGCCTTGGCGATTCCAAAGAGCTCACCGAGCTTGGAGTCGATGCGGCGGGATCGTATCTCTTCGTCCGTCATGGCGGCCTCCTATGGATGGCGGGATCGCGCAAAGGGCCAGGGCATCCACTCCCCAGCCCCCCGCGCTTTCCCAGGATCGCACCCCACGATTCTCCACCGAGGCGGGGCGGGGGTCAAGGGGTTTTTGCAGAGCGCACCAGCTCCATCCCGTACTCGTCGCTCGTCGGACTAGGCTGAACGCCCGCTCGTAGAATTGGACGATTTCTCTTGAAGGCCGAATAGTCTACCTGGTGGTGCCAGCGGTTGAACTTCCATGTCACCTCAACGCAATCGGGGTGCTGCTCTTTGAGGGACTCCGCGAACGCGCGGCGGTTGTCTCCGGTGTTGTAGACGTTGTCCGTGTTGCCGCCCGGCATTGGGGCCGACTGTGTCCCAACAGTTCCTGGTTTATTCATCAAGAGTGCGTAGAACAGCAGCGTGCAGTATCCGTCCTTGAGAACTCGCAGCGACAGGTCGGTGTCTTCGTTGTACCGGCCTCGCCAACGATGAGGTAAGTCTGTGTCCACAAGGATGCACGAATATACGCGCCGGTTCCAATTATACGGCTTGCCGGATGAGGGCTCGCGGTCCTTCACGAACCCCCGATCGTGCGGGCCCGCGAGCGCGATGTTGTCGAATCGGTCAACGAAATCCTCCATCGCCCGAAAGTACCCACCGCCCTTGACGACTAGTCTTCTATTTTGGTTCATTCGCGTGAACGTAGCGATATTGTCATCGACGACCCAATGACGCCTGTGCCCTCGCTCTTTCGCCCACTCCCAAATGAAGTTGCGAGCCGGGATCGACCCCTGGCCTAGATCGTGGAACGGCATCACTACAACCCGGTCAGCCCTTAGTGCTCGGAGATACTCCGCGGCTTCGCTGTCTTCAACGAAAAACCAATATCTCACGCCCATTCTGTCTAGCGCCGCGCCGGTTGTCTGGCAGCTCGCCCTCCCCTTGCTCGGAATGCAAACCGGATACTTACTGTCTGTCTTCGGCCCGTCGTAATAGAACTCGCCACGCAACGGCTCCTGATGCGGGAACCACGCCGAGTCGCTTCGCGGTGTGACCGGCAGGCCAGTCTTCTCGGCGAACGCATTCACATCTTCCGCCGTCAAGAAGTTGATCGTGATCTTGTGCTGAGGCCGCGCGTCGCCCATCTCGAATGACGGCATCCCCCACCAATGCTCGCGCCATCCTGGCTCTACCTCGAATAGCGCCTGCTGAGGATCAATCGCAGTGGGGCGCTTCGGAATCCCGATCACGCAACCCTCCGCCGTAGAACGCCCTGGGCGGCCCGCTTCAGGGCGCGACGCATCCAGGCGGCTTCTGTCAAGCCCTCGCGCTTGGCCGCCTCACGAAGCAACGTCCGAAGGCTGCGGGGTATCCTGAGAGGGAATGTGTCGCTCGGCTCTTGCGGTTTGACCTGCATACATGCAGTATACTTGACTTTCCGGAATCGTCCAGCCGAAGTTGTAAATTCTTGGGTCGCCCCTTGACTCCCCGTATACACGGCGTATACTTACCCCCATGAGCACGGCAAACATGACGGCCCCGGATGGCGCTGACCTACCTTGCGCTTCGCCGTGCTCAGGTCGCGCGGCGTCAGACGGGGCCGATCAGAGGAGCACGGCGATGCACGAACGAGACGAGGACTGCGCGGGTCACATCGACCCCGAGACCGATAGCTGCCGAGTGTGCGGCGTGGACCACGGCGGCGAGTGCCCCGAGTGTCACGGTCGCGGGTTCCATCGTGCGGGGTGCGCGAGCCCCGAGTGCGAGACGCGGTTTGAAGATCGGGTGGCGTCATGACTTACACACTCCAAGTATCCGACCATGCTGGCGCTGGCGACCGGATCCCGACCAGCCAAGCCTTGGAGTCGTGGCGCACGGTCTACGACGGGCCGATAGCGACCGAGGAGGAAGCTCGCAAGGCCGTTGACGGGCTGGCCCAATGGCATCGGCACGCCAGGGCCTTCCGCGGGCAAGCGGTCGGGAAGCTCTGGTATGCAAACCTACGGGTGGCATCATGACCGCCCCCGCAAGCCCCCAGCACGCCACCGACCCCTGGCTACTCGCGCTCGCGGCCCGTATCGCGGCGGTGCGGTCACTGCCGTTCGCGGTCCAGCGCAACCCCGGGCGGCCGGCCTGGGAAGGGGCGGGGAAGTGAGCGCGCCGAAGCACACGCCGGAGCCGTGGCGCATCGATGGACCGCTCACGGACGCGGGACACGTGCTCATCGTCGATCCTCACGGCGATGCGCTGGCCAGGCTCGACGCGGAAACGGTCCACCTTGAAACGGTCAACGCCGCCCGCATCGTCGCATGCGTCAACGCCTTCGCCGGCATCGACGACCCGGCCGCGTTCGTGGCGGCGCATAGGGAGCTGGTGGAGGCGGCGCGTGGAATCATTCAGGCCATCAATCGCGCCGTTGAGCCGCTGGACTTCGAGGTGCAGATCGCCGACCGTCGTCTCCGCGCCGCGCTGGCGAAGGTTGGGAAGTGAGCGGCGACGCCTTGCCCCGCTCCTGGCGCTTCGACGGCTACGCCCCCTCCCGCGAAATGTCGTCCCACGAGGCCCGCACGGGCCGACCGTGGCTCGGCCAGGACTGCGCGGCTGGCGAGCACGAGCTGTGCGATCACGGGATGGATTGCGAGTGTGGGTGTCACCGTGACCGGGGCAAGGGAGATGATCGAAATGAGAGATAAGACAGAGCCGCAAATGTTCCGGGACTCTACCCCCGTTCGGCCCGCTACGCCGCTCGGGTCCGTAAGTGGCCCTTGCCGCCGCGACCCCGCGAACGAGTTGACCCGCGCGGTGATCGACGCGGCGAGAGAACGGATACGCGCGCTAGGTCCCGACAATTGGATCACCGAGGCCGAGATGAATTCGATCATCGACGCGATGACCGAGACGGCGAGAAGCGTGGATCATGGGGACGCTCCATGAGCGGCCGCCTCTACACCATCCAGGAGATCGCCGCGGCGCGCCACCGCGGAATGACGGCCGACGCGGCAGGATCCTACATGGCCGATCGTTGCTTCGTGGGGCTGTGCGAGGAGTGCGACAACAAGGCCGACCCCGACCGTGAGGACCAGCTTTGCGAGAAGTGCGGCGCTGAGAAGTGGGCATGAAATGGAGACGAGCATGAACACGAACGAATCCGTAGCCTTGATCCCGATCGAGACTCACGAGCTGCTGCGCTCGGCCGTCGAGCACGGCGCATCCGTCGAGGCGCTGGAGCGGCTCGTCGCGTTGGCCCGCGACGTGCGCGCTGACCGGGCGCGCGAGGCCTGGCACACGGCGATGGCCGAGTTCCAACGACTGTGCCCGCCGATCATGAAGTCGTCTCAGGCTGATTTCAATTCGTCCGCTGGCCGCGTCAAGTACCGCTGGGCACCACTCGACGGAATCCTTCGAGTCGTGCATCCAGTCCTCGGGCCCCTCGGGCTCTCGTTGGCCTGGACCACGCGCATCCATGACGGAGCGGCCATAGCGAACTGCCGAATCTCGCACGCAATGGGGCACCACGAGGACTCGGGTGAGCTGCCGATCCCGCTCAGCGCCGCGGATAAAACCGCGGCAAACGCGGCGCAGCGCGTCGGAATCGCGATCACCTACGCGCGCCGTTACTCTCTGCTGGCCGTCCTTGGGCTCGCGCCAGAAGACGACCCGGATGCGCAGGGCGTGGGGGAAGAGCCCAAGGCCGAAGTCAAGCAGCCGCAGCGCAAGTCCGAGACTACGGGCGAGCATACGGCCGAGAGCGCCCCCCAGGATGGCGAGTGGATGCAGAACGCGGTCGTCACTCTGGTGGGCAAGCCGTCGCACGGCACGAACAAGGGCAACGGGAAGAAGTGGTCACGCTGGCCGATCGAGACGACGGGCGGGAGCTACCAGACTTTCAGCGAGACGGTCGCGGATCTGGCCGCGACATACGCGAAATCCAAGGAGGGCGTCGTGCTGACGATTCAGCGCCGCGGCCAGTACGAGAACGTGACCGGCATCGAGGCGCAGGCGGCGGCCGATGGCCAGTAGCCTGCCGCGCGTGACCGACATCCTGAAGGCCGCGGGCCTGATCGACTCGCGGTGGTTCACCGATTGGGCGCGGCAGCGGGGCAGCGCGGTCCACCTGGCGACCCGCTACGTGGACGAGGGCCGGCTCGACTGGGACTCGCTCGACGAATCGGTCGCGCCTCGGGTCCGGCAGTACGAGCGTTTCCTGCGGGAGAGCGGGTGCGAGGTGTTGGAGTCGGAGAGGCGCATCGAGCATGACGCGATGGGTTACTCCGGCACTCCGGATCGCACGGTCAAGATCGGACACCGCGTCGGCGTGCTCGACATCAAGCCGCCGATGGTCTGCCAGTGGCATGGCATCCAGCTCGCGGCCTACGCGCAGCTCGCTGGGCAGCATCGGACCGGCATGGCCGGCTTCCGCTGGATCCTCCACCTGTCCGACACGGCCTACGCGCTCGACCCCGTGCTAGACCCGGCCGACTGGCCGCTCTTCTGCAACGCCCTCAACCTCTACCGCTGGCGAGAACGCCACGGCCTATTGGAGTCCACATGCCCGACATCTTGATCGCGCAGCCCGACACCGCGGGCGTCGAGTCCGAGGCGCTGACGCTGCTGGGCAAGGCGCAGGCACTGACGATCACGGACCGCGGGTCCCATGCGGTCGTGCTCGAGACGATCGCGGAATCAAGGCGGCGGCGGAAGTTCGTCGAGGATCTGCTCGCCGAGTCGATCGGCGCGGCCCATCAGGCGCACAAGAGCTTGACGAGCCTGCGCGCCAGGCTGACGAAGCCGTACCTCGAAATCGAGGAGTGTCTCGGCCGTCTTGATTCCACGTGGGTGCTGCAGCAACGCAGGATCGCGGACGAAGCGGCAAGGCAAGCGACCGAGAGGGCGAGACGCGCCGAGGAGGAGCGGCGACTGGCCGAGGCGCAGGCGGCCCAGGACTCGGGGCAGCCCGAGCTCGCCGAGGCGATCCTGGAGCAGCCGGTCGTCGCGGTCGTCGCGCACGTCGAGCCCGATGTCGCGGTGATCGCGGGAGTCTCGGCCAGGCAAGCCCCGTGGAGCGCCGAGGTCCAAGACCTACGGGCGCTCGCGCGCCACGTCGCCGACACCGGGCAGACGACCCTGATCCTGCCGGCGATGCCGGCGCTGAACCAGCAGGCGCGGTCGCTCAAGGGCGCGCTCTCGATCCC